CTAGCAGTATCAGATACAAGCGGCCGCATCAGGCACTCGCCAGTATAAAAAGGCTCTTTGATGATTGTTTCCACACGGCGCACCACCTCCTTTATGATGGGCTTGTCAACATATCTGATCCGCTCCACTTCGTGAATGATCGGGTCAGGGTCTTTAGGTACAGGGCACTCTTTGTACATGTAGCCAGACAGAAAGCCGGCCACAAGCACTGCCAGTAGCTGAATGAGCTGATATATCACGCCCAGCCGCCTTTCCGCTGCTGACAGCGCTGGTAAATGATGTAAGCAGCGAGGGCCACTACAACGCAAAGCAGGATCGCTACTTCTTTACCAGAGATAGCGTCAAATACAGAGGATACTGCAGTGGCACCTGCTGTCACAGCGGCAGCCCCAGATGCGATATTGATTTCGCTCTTGGCCATAGAGCGCTCTGTGTCAGGTGTGGGAGGCAGATCTGCATTCGCTGTGCTGTAGCCATTCAGGTATTGAGTAGCTTCCTTCGCACGGCGATTGACGAGACCTTGATTCACGGAACCTTGGGCTTTGTTCCAGAGATGAAAAGCACGGGCTGCGCCTGCGCGATCACCCGCGTTATGACATCGCAGAACAGTAGAAGTGCGAAAGCGTGGCGTGCCGATATTGAAAGCCAGAGAGACCAGGGCGTCGAATTCATGAGGTGCAGTGTCCGTTTCCAGTAGTGAAGCTACGTCAGCAGAGAAGTCAAAGAGGTGCTCTTTGAACTTGCGGTCTACTGTCCGATCGTCCCAATGCGTGTCTGCGTCAATGTCCACGCCAGTTATGCCAATCCCGCAGGTCCACGGTGCGCCAGATAGTTTGGCGACTTCAGGCGGGAAGTCTTTCAAAATGTCAGCAGCAGGGCGAAGGCCCCAGTGTCTGCTTCGCGCTTTCAGGGCCATTGGGCTGGCAGGGTCAGGGTAAGCATGATTGCGGCGGCCCTCTCGCTCAATGAGAAGCTTGCGGCCAGTCGGGGTTACTTGCATATATATCCTTATATCTCCATCCCCTCCCTCCCACCCTAACGGAGGGCGGCGGCAGGGGGTAATTTAACGGGGTGGCGCTAATGCCGAAGTCAGATGTGCAAGGCAGCTGCGTGCCCCCTGCGTAGCCAACCGTGTTTCTCTAAGATTCTGGCAAAGGTGTAGTCAGGGTCAAGATGCGAGCCCGGTGATGTGATCATACGGTAGCCTTGCGATACCGCGTAGTCGCGCATAGCGTCATGCAGCGCAGTCACACACCGAACCGCGCGCACCCCTGTCTGATCAGACGCGTAGTACATCTGTTGAAATATGGGGTAGCCTGTATGCAGCAGCTGCACGCGCTCTGCGTATAGCCACGCGATGATTCGATCGTCGCGGCGCAGACATCTGACAAAGCGCTTCATTCGCACCAATTTCCACAGGCTGCTGATTGCAACTTCGCGGGATGTCGGCATGAAGGCTTCGTCAGAAAGAGCGCGATACATGTCTACGCAGTATTCTACGTCATCTTGGCTGCAGATACTGCTCAATTGCATGGCGCGCTTCCTCGGGACTCACACATAACCAGTAGTTTTTCGACAGAAAATCTGCACAGTCATCGATGTCTACCCCGTGTGAAACGGAGATTGCGTATGCCTCAGCCTCGCAAGTGAGACGGTATTCCCTGGACAGCAGATATCGGAACCAGAAGCGCAGCCAACCACTTCGCAGCATTTGCGCTGCGTGGACTTGCTCGTGTGCCAGCAAGGATTCAGCAACTCCCTTGCGCACGAGGGTCAACCTTGGGTGCAGAGTCAGACCGCTGAAAATAGGCAGCCAGGGTACGGTTACTATCATAAGAGCTCCTCTGGTTGGGCGGGCCACCGTATTTCCGAGGGGGATGCCGCCGATTGCGGCAGATCACGCAAAGCTTGACGGTACGTTATAAGTGCTTCGGAAGGCGCGCCGCCGGTCTCTAGTGAGCGTAATACGAGTATGTCCGTCTCGCGTAAGAGCGCATTCCGCTCGCGTCTGGCTTCGCCCCATAGTGCTTCGTCTGATATCACCCACGTACCGTCAGCGCCCTTGGTGTGCATGAGTGTAGGTGCCTCACACCGCACCAGCCCCTCATCCGTGAACCGATACTGCGTGTCCTTCAACGGCTCCGACAGTTCAACAGCTCCCGCAGGCACCGCCGGAGCGCTACCTGCGCTAGTAACCCAGCCGTCTTCTACAAATGCAAAATGTTTCATCTTTTCGCCGCCATGATTGCCAATTCAATAAAGCCTAAATACACCAGCATGCCTGCCGTGCCGCCGCTAGTATGCCCCACGGCCAAGTAGCCACCGCTAGTGGCTTGTGTACCGCCGGAGATCGTCACTACGTTATCCTGGCCAGGCGACATGCCGTGCATCCAGCCATTTAGGTATCCTTGGTTATTACGAGTAGTGAGATCCAGCTTGCCTGAAACAGAACCCGCGCAGTGCAAATGGAAAGATGCTGTAAACCAAATGGGCGTACCTGGCGGGATGTCCGTCGTGCTATAGTATAGTATTATGAAGTCACGATTTGTATTTGCGTACGCGCCCCCGCTGTGGCCGCCAACTGCCAACAAAGGTACTGTGACCGCGTTCCCCTGAATCTTCAGCGTGCTTACCGCCAGATCCCTTATCTTGGCGCTAGTGATTGCCGCGTTGGCTATCATTGCCTCGCCTATAGCACCTACCGCGATAGCAGCTGACCCAGCGGCGATAGCACCGGCTTGCAGCTTATCAGCGTTTATGGCTCCAGACGTGATGTGAGCTGCGGTAATCTGATTCCCAGCGATTTTGTCGCCAGTTATCGTGTTGCCGACAAGCTTGTCACCTGTTATACTCCAGCCGGCGATGTTATAGCCAGTCAGAGAGTAGGCAGCGACCTTGTCACCAGTGATACTGTAGGCCTGTATCTTGCTCGCCGTTATAGCGTTTGCAGCCAGCTCGTTAGTGCTGATTGCCCCTGCAGCTACAGTCCCTGCGGTGACAGCGTTAGCATCCAGATGGCCTGCTTGTATCGCCCCTGCCTTGATCTTAGGCGCGGATATTGCACCTGATGCAATGGATGTCTCTGTGATGCTACCAGGCGCAACGTTGTTTCGCCAGACACCGCCATTGAAGTGGTACAGGGCGCCGTCTTGCGTGGACAGGCTGACGATGCGGCCTTCGAAGTTGCCTGTCGTAGGGAGCGCTGAAACCAGCTCAGGTATCGAGATGCCCTGCGCGAACTTTGCAGTATTGATAGCCCCGTCTGCAATCTGCGCTTGGGTGATTACACCGGACAGGTCTGCGGTTGAAACTACGGGCTTGTAGCTGTTACCCTCCCACTTGTATAGTTTGCCCTCGAAGGAGATCAGATTGGCCACGTTCGTGGTCGGCATGACCGTCTGGTAGAGGATGCCTTCCAAGCCGGGTATGAGCTTCTGCGCAGTTATGGAATTGTCAAGAATATTCTGCGCTTCAATGATTCCGGGTCCCAGGTCGGCATTGCCAATTTTACCTGTCTTGGCATTCACAGGACCGGCATAGGCAGTTGACAGACCGCCCGCCTGCGAGACTGTGCGGACGATGAAGGACCAGTTGGTTGCGATCTCTGCGGTGAAGAAGAATACGTCAGTCGAGACTTCGCCCAATAGTTCGTACTCTGAGATGGCTGGCGTGTCAAACTCGGAGCCCAACTTTTTGCCGTAAATGCGCGAGCCGCGTCTGCCGCCATAGTTTGGGTTGACCCAAGACAGATGGAAGAAAGTCAGCCCCGGTGTAACTACCAGACCTGTCGGCGGCGGTGGCGGCGGTGCATTGGGATCAATGTCAGAACCAATCACAGGGAACTGAACGGGGCCAGCTGAAGCTGATTGCAAGCCTAGAACAGACAGCCTGGAGGACAGTTGAACCCAGTAGTAGAGTGTACCGCCTTCCGACTGCAAGTCTACGAAGTCCGATGACGGAGACTGACCAACTATTTTCGCTGCTGCGAAATCATCAGAACTCGCGCGCCAGATCAGAGACGTCATGTGGTCATCATACAGCGACCCATCAGCGCGTGCCTCAGGGATCAACCACGAGACAGTGATCTGCGCCTGTGTGGTGGACGCAGCAGCTGTTACATCCGTAGGCGTAGGCGGGATAGGGCCCTTGGCGATCAGCACCGGCCCTGTCAGGGTCATGTCGGATAGTGCCCCGGATGCACTGGCAGAGCGAACCCCGAAGACACCAGCACCACTGGCCAGCAGCGGGATGTCCATCGCTGTTTCAGACGTAGAACCCAACTCTCTGAACACAGGCTGTCCATCGGTATCCACTGCTGATGGCGGATGGAAGTAGACCTTGTAGCCGGAAACGCGCACGTCATCCACGAGCGCCCAGCGCACTTTGCCTGCAGCATTACCAAGGTTATCGGCGGCAGGCTCGTATACTGCCCACTCTGGTCGCGGCAACTTGTTGGTCCAGATTGGCGGCGGGCCGACGGCCTGGTTGTCATCAACGTTCCAAGCCAGCTGGGAGGCATCAAAACGTGCGCAAGTGAGTTCTGCAATCAGATTATCAAGTACGCGGGCCTCGTTGACCCGCAGTATCAAGTCACTCATACCGAGAACTGTGCTCTGAACGCGGATAAGATCACCGGGCTCGAAGTAATGGCTCTTGATAAAGTACTTGAGCTTTATGATGAACGCGGACCGACTCGTGCGGACAAGCTCTTCCGCCTTGGCGAGCGCATGGTAATAGTCTGTAATGCCCTCTCCGAACACGTCAGTCTCGAGTTGCAAACCATTATCTTCGGTGAGATACGTATCGTAGACGACACTGCTCTGCGTCACGAGCTCCATGCGGTCGTATGCAGGCGAACGCGTCGTCCAGACTTGTAGGTTGCGGGAATCCGTGACTGTCCCTGCAAAACCCCGAGCACCGTTGTTATTGCTAACAGAGACAGTCAGCTGCACGATGGAGTTGGGGGCAACCGTAAAGTTCAGCGTATTGACCTGATTCCAACGGTTGCTGCTGAAGTTGACGCCTGCGATTGTGCCGTTGCAGTTGTCATCGGCAGCCCACTTGAACTCATAGTTGCCGCCGACCTTGCAGAAGAAAACCCACTTCATCTGAGTCTGGTCTGCACCAGAGTACCAGACGCCGAGATTGTTCAGCATCGTAGCCCCTGCATCGGAGCCATCCCAACCGTTTACGGCTGCATACTGCTTAGCGCCAATGCCGCGAGGGTACACACCTGCGGTCTTGTACGGCCAGGTTACCGAGTTCTCCTTGAAATCATTGGACTCGTCATGGTACCGTACAGTGGCTTGGTTGAGGCGCTCTGCGGTCGTCGGCCACGAGATATCAATTGTGTCGCCCAACACAAGGTCGTCATCTGTCAGTGTGCCTGCCGTTACGATGCTGGCGTTAGTCTCAGGGTACTGAAGAAGCAACTTGTAGACGCCCTGCGACCACACCAGTCGCGCATCGCCCATGCAAGACAGGATTGACTCTACGTTGGAGCGAACGGGCTTCGTGGTGTCTATGACGATGTTGCATTCATACAACGGAATGTTGCGCGACAGCACGTCACGAGCGCCATCCGAGGGTTGCCAGACGCTGCCGCCAACCGCTGCACCGTTCATGACTATCTTCGCGCAGACTTCTGCAGCCGCCCTGAATGACGGGAGGTCTATCTGATTCAGCGACAGTGCGCCGCCCTGTACAGGGTCTAGCAGATAGTCGAGCAGGCAGAGCGCTGGGTTGTTTGAATAGTGGAGTGCAGATAAGCCGCCATTGGCCTCGATACCACGAACCAAGCGACCTTCGATTGTAGCTACTATGTCAGGGACGTTAGTAAATTGCGGGGCATCGCGGTCAAGACGTATCACCGCTGATATATATGCGGTATCCGGAAAAGCTGCGGCAGACCTGTGGCCGAAATTAGCTGCAGTCAATGGGCAAACAACATTACCTGCGTAATAGGTATCGACACGCAAAGCTGCTTTTGGCGCGAAAGCTGTGCCCGACACGAGTGAAGGGTCCTTCAGCCCCATCTCGCCTATCGTAAGGTCGTGGACAGCATGTATTGGCCCCGCGCAGAGCGCTTGTTGCACAAAAAGGAATTCGTTCTTCTTGCCTGTACGATCAACGTTTAGGAAGCCGCCAGCGGCTGCCGGCACAGCCAGAGATACTGGCTCATAGTTCCCGGTTATAGCGTTGTAGACCATATCGGGGAAAGTGGAGGCCGCCTGTGCCTCAGTGCCTAAGTTGAAGCTCTTATTGGCGACACTGGTGACGTTCTTGAAGTTCGATGCCGTGTCGCAGAATACGCGAATGCCGCCGACTTTGGCACGCCCGTAGATGATTGGGAGCGGCTGTATCGCGCCCTCCACCACAAGCTCGTACCCCTTCCGCGCCTCTGCCGCATCACGGGCAGCTTTACGCATCTTCTTTGATTGATACACTTGGAATGCCACCGAGGCGACAGCCAAAGCGATCTGGCCGACAGTTATGCCGGCGAATACTACTGTGCTAAGAAATCCAACCATTACGATTTCCCCCAGCGAAGGCTAACAGGGCCGCTGCCTTGGAATATTTGTTCATATGAGGTGTCTCCTGGAGCGGTTTTGTCAATGTAGTCCTGACTGGCGAAGTATGTTCGCGTTCTGTCAAGGTCGGCCATAGGGCTGGCGCAGTCCAGGTTGAATAGCATGGAGCCGGAGGCCTCCAAGTTCATTTGATGCGAAGGCGCATCGACTGCGCCCTTATAGATCAAGATGACATCCGCGGGCGTCAGTACAGGCAACCCGGCCGAGTCTAGGACAGACATCCATACGGACACAGTCTGGCCCACAAGAGCTTGCTCTGCCGCAGCAGCGAAATTCAATGAGTTGTCGGCCAGGGTTATTCGGAACTTCTGTTTATCCACAACAGAAGTCATCTTCGGCAGCTCGATGCTAATCACGCTGCCGTCACTCTCGTAGTTCTCACCCTGGAACACAACGTCATTTGGGTACGTTGTCTTACGTAGGCCTGTAGACGTCTTCATCAGAAAGAATGTGGAGACTGCCGGCTGCTGCAGGAGCTGTGCAATGAGAGGCGATAGGGTGATCACAATGCCTCCACAAACTTCACAGCACCGAGATCCATCAAGATGCCATCGGCGTACCGCATTCCACGTACGTTATCAGTGTCAAGCCAGGCTGGCATTTCGACATCGTCACGGTGCTTGAATGTACCTGACACGGCAGCACGCAGAGGAGGGTAAACAGACATTGAGTTCGCACCATTATTGAGGGCGGCAGTCAGCATATAAATCTTACTATGCCCTGTGAAACGTATCATGGTGCCAGCAGGGGTAAAACCTGTCCAACCACTTAGCGAAAGTGTGGAAGCGCCTATAGCGCCACTTGCATTGTGCCCAGAAGATGTCGAATTCCGACTGGCGATAACACCTGTATTTTGCGGGACACGTAAATTGTAGGTTTGGTGACGCCCTTTCGTAGTGAAAAGTGCGAAAAGTGCATTGGCGTCCCATGTGGCGGGCGCTAATCTGCACTCCAGCTCCCACCGTTGCGACGGCGAGACTGATATCGTACGTTTCAAGGAGAGGGCATCCCCAGAAAAGGTCGGCTGGTTGGACAAGAAGTCCAGTGGAGCTACGAACTCCGCCAGCACGGCCCCGTCTTGGAGAATGCCGTACATAATTATCCTATGTAATTTTGCTCTTTATTGTGAGAATTTACACCTGCCGCTATTTGCGGCAACATCTTGTAGATTTCAGACTTGGTTTGTCGCGATATGTCACCTGTAATGTTGATGTTGATCTCCTGAGAGTTGGAATTGTTCTGCACCGAATGCGGTATAGCGGCGCTGCTAAGCCCTTGCAGGTTATTTGCCTGCACAAGGCCACCCTCCGCGAAAGCTGCCAGAGCCCTACCGCTATTGATTGCTTGAAGCAACGGCAGATGTTTGCGCGTAGCGGAAGCTTTTACCACGAACTCCCCGTCGGACAACCTTGCTGGTATACTGTCCGAGGTACTAGTGCCAGGTCCACTGACGTAGCCGCCAGACGCGAACGGAAGCCAGCTCATGATAGTCGAAAAGCCTGATTTCAATAAGCCGCCCAGGTCCAGGCCTCCGCCTGCTTTGTCCGAAAGCGCCCCTGAAAGGCCGTCGAAAATCGACTTGCCGAAGTCGCTGAACAACTCATCCAACGGGCCTCCAAACACGGCTTCGGTAAGGCCCTTCGACATCGCGTCTATAACGCCCTTCGAGAGCGTGTCCGCGAAATTGAAGAAGAACGTACCGAATATGCCGCCCTTAGAAGTGTCCCCACTGAACAGGCCATTGAGCGCGTTGGAGAAGCCTGATCGCGCTGCCTCCTTGACGCCGACACCGGCATTGTACGCGGCTGTGCCAAGTGTATTCAGCGCGCTCACAAGGGCTCGTAGTGCCGCATCAGCCTCGCCTATACGAGTGAAATCTGCCTCTTCAGCAGAGCCTATCTGCGGCGGGCCCATGAAACGCGGAGTGGTCCTGATATTGTACAGGTCCATTATTCGAGCACGCTGTGACTCGCTGGCAGCTCTCAACCCCTCTGCTGTAAGATCCGGTGCGGCCAGTCGTAAATTCGCGAACTGCGCGTTGTTGCTAAGGACAGTATCGCGCAGCTGCGTGCTTGCACCGGCTTTCCAGCCCTCCAGCCGCCTGAATGCTTCCGCATCGGGCTGCGCAGAGCCAAAATTGATCGCTGCTGCAGTCACAGGCTTGGTAGCGCCTGTTATGGCAGCTGTCAAGGCTTCTATTGCACTAGTGTTCCGATCGAGACTAGCTTCTGGCAGTAGCGAACCGCCACCAGCGGCCATGAAGGCTTTGAGAGCCTCGGCTGGAGACTCTGCTGAAGACAGCGCGGCCGCCATTTCTTCAGTCATTCCGCTGAGATTGAAGGCCTCCTCCAGTTTGCTTAGCAGCGCAGCTTCTCCTGACAGGCGCCTACGGGTATCTGTAGGTAGGTCTGTGTAGTCTCGCATGCGGAGACCATCCAAGCTGTCCTTCACCCGATCAAAGCCTGCCCGAGCTCCCTCACGCAACACGTCACGGAACGCGTTACCGATGTCCTCAAACAGAGACAGGTAAAAGCCCTTAACCTTGGCCTTATCGATGGCCAGCAAAGCGTCAGTAATCCCACGCTTGGTGCGGATGGCTTCCCGCAAGGCCTCATCCAGCGCAACAGCGGTGTCGCTTACAGCAGGCCCAAGAGTGTGCACGCTCAACTCAGAAAGGCTCGTCCCGTATACACTGTTCACAGAAGATGCGTCTGTGCTGAGATTTCTCGACAGTTTACGCTGCAAGCGAGCTTGCGCTGCGGCTGCATCTGCACTAGCCTGGAAGGCCTTGACGTAGGCCGCAACACTCTCAGGATTGGCAGAGTTGTACACGCGCTCGAGAGCCTCCTCGGCCAATGCGGCCTTCTTTGCGAGACCCTGCATTGCCTGAACGTCGCCAGCTGTGATTGCCTGAGCATCGCCCATCAAGTCCTTGAAGCTGCGTCCGTCGAACACTGAAGTCGCGCGAATGAAGCTATTTATCGACCGCTGCAGGGTGCGTTCGTCATTGATCAGCTGTCGGTGCATTGCGGAACCGGCCTGGCTGGGTTCGAGACCAGACTGAAGACCTCTATTGAGATCAAGGCGATCCAGCAGGCTAACCAGCTCGCGCTGATGGTCCGGTTTCAGTGCCTTGAACATCTCACCAGACATACCGTCCGACAATTGGCCTGTCAAAGCATCAAGTGAAGGGAACCTGAACTCAGACAGCTTGGCGATTCGTGCGTTTACACGCTCAAGCTCTTGGGCTGCCCTGCTGATCTCCAGCAGATTATCACCCGAAGGCGTGGCGTCCCTCGTGTTAGTCAGCGACTCACGCTGCGCTATCAGCATTTGGTACTGCTCTAGCGCACCCTTCTGCCACACGCCGGCTGTAGCCTGCGAACCGCTACGCTGCAATGCAGCCGCTATGTCTGCACGTTCGCTTTGGGAGATCAGGTCCAGAAGCTTCTGCACATGCACAGAGTCTGCCGCGTTCTTCAGCTCTTTGTTGACAGCTGCCAGTGCAGATCGATAGGCATCCCAATCCTTGGCTGCGGACAAGACATCCAGCTTGGCCATAGATGCGTCCAACGCGTCCAGCTGCGGTGCCAGATCAGGCAGGGCCAGGAACATCTCGCGAGAGAGCTCGCCCAGGCCCAGACTCTGCATGCGCTCGTTGATGCCTTCCAACGAGGGTGTGACGGGAACCCTGAATGAAACCTTGTTGCGCGCAACGGCCATGTCTAGCGATGTTTGCAGCGAGGCGAACATGGCAAGCTGGTCAGGCTTCTTGGGATCCAAGCGAGCCTGCGCGTCCAGTATTTTCTGAACTTCATCGCTCGCGCCGCGAAGTGCGGCGGCCAGTGCAGGATTGTGCTGAATGGCCTTTGTCAAGGACGCGGTGTCAACGCCTATATTCTTGGCATTGAATTCGATGGTCGCGCCGATTGTTATCGCGTCAGACTGGCTTTGGAAGTACTTCGCATTGCTCTCGTCAGCTTCCTTTATGCGCAGGCGATTTCGACGAGTGGTTGCATCCGCAGTTCGCAGCCAAGCAGTACTGAGGGGATGCGGCCGCTGTATCTGATACTGCGATGT